AGGTTTAGATAGAAGTTTATTATACTTTGATATCTGTTCTTGATATCTTTGATATGTATTAGGATTAGGATCACAACCATAATATTCTTCAGCGTCTGAAGCAAAGAAACCTGCAAGTCTATCACCCCAACCACAACTTGTATCTAATACAGTTTTAGCATTTGTAATATCATAGATTGCCTTTGCAACAACTGGTTTAAATTGTGTTGCAATATATGTGCCTAATCTAAATGCTGATATATAACTTTTTTCTGATAGTTCGCCACCTACTAACTTTTCTGTTTCAGTACCATCTAGTTCTTTTATCTTTGTAAGTTTGACACCATTGATACCTCGCCATATAGGACCTAGACACTTCCAGATAGCATATGCGTCACCATTTTCCCATACTTCTTTAGGTGCTCGAAAGCCATAACTACTACATTCTAGTCTTAGGTCTTGCATAAAATAATTACTTACATCATTAAATGTGCTAGCACCATTTATTAAACCAAGTCCATACTTACTGTATGAATATTTGTAATCATCATACTTTTCAAAAACTTCTTTTTCAATTTGTTCATTCGGTATACAAATCGCACTAGTATCAAACTTTTGAAGATTAGCAAAAGCAGTTCTCATATCTTGTTCGGTGATTTCTTTGAGTGGAAATACTGGTCTTTCACTTGCGATATAGTCTGCCAAGTGAGTTCTCATCTTCTCTTTCCCATATTCTGCGTTCATTTTTTCGAAGATAGATGATGTCAAGACAGGTAGTTTTCCGTCTGTAGCGGCGGCTAATAGACTTTTATATAGTGTATTATCTCGTTTATAGTGTGTAAATGCGTTTTCTTTCATATTATCTCTTATTCTTATAGTACCAAAATAGTCTCACATACCACTCAAAACATCTAGGGTAATGTTCTGGATTAGGTAAATCAGGAAACATTTCTATAAATTCTTGTATCTCCTCATCGGTCATTTCTTTGTCTCATGTATATCACAGTTTGTGCCACCGTATTGAATACAGACTTTTTTAAAATCTTTACCTTGTGTCTTTTCTATA